ACGTTCTGCTATTCTTTCTTCTGCCATTTCCATAGTGATATATAGAACATTCTTACCTTGTTCTAAAACTGATGCTGCACAATGACACATAAATAAGGATTTACCAACACCTGTTCCTGCCAAAGCGATATTCAATGTTTTATTAGGTAAACCACCTTTTGTAATCTTGTTGAAGTAATCCAAGTCAAATGGTATTCTTTCTTCAGTTCTATTATAGAATTCATAACGGTCTTCGGAATTATCTATATAATCATGACCAATAGCTTGATCAAATGAAACACCTAGGGCCTCAGATAGAATCTCTGGTATAGCACCTTCTGTTTTCTCTACATCTTTACCATCAATGATTTGAATAGAGTTCATAATAGCATTATAAACTGCTCGATCTCGGCACCATTTCTCTGATTCTTGTATTAAGTAATCTGTATCAATATCTGATTTTTCTCGTATCTCATTGATTAATTTAGCAGAATTATTTAGAATATCATCCGGTGCTTGAATCTTGCGAAGTTCTAAGTCAAGAATCTTACCACTTGGTAGTTTATTATGCTTAGCAACAAACTTGACAATAAGATCAAAGACTGTCTTATGTGTCCCCTCAAAATACTCTTTCTGCAGATATGGTATTACACGTCGGCAATAATCCTCATTATTAAGAAGATGATTCAGTATGTGAGTTGGTAATTGATTCGTTATGTCCATTCTTTTCCTTTACATTATCATTAATTATACTTTGAAGAACATCACCAAGATAATTTTTAAATTCACTCGAACTTTCCAGTTCATCTACATTGTATTGTCCTGCATCTTGAACATTATATGAGAATGACAAAGTAGCCATATCTAGTTCTTTTGATTCTTTAATAGACACAGTACCATATACAACTACTACACCAGAATATGGCGAATCGTTTCTAAACTTAATTCCCCAAAATTCTGCCGAATCATTCTCTACATAGGTATAATCGGATTCATCAATATAGTTTTCCATTATTCCTCTTCAATTTCTATTTCAACATCGAGCATAGGTTTATGGCCGATCTGATAGTGAGACTTAACAAACTTCTTAAAGTCTGTTTCATTTAGAATAGGATCCCAGAATTCTTTAGTTTGTGTATTCTTTTCACGCACCTTAGGTTCTACAATCTCTCCAGTAGCATGGTCAACTCTTGCATACCAACCCATCGTTGGTTTTACTACATATCCACCAGCCATAGCTACATCAAGCAATCCGCCATATTCCGAAATACCACCTTCCCAAGTCACACTGACTGGAATTTTAGATTTCTCTTTAACGAATCTTGATTTCTCTACATTAATCACGAAGTTATACCCCTTGATTTCTGTACCTTGTTTCTGTTGTTGACGACCGATAATCCAAATATTATCTGCGGAGTAATAGATACCTGTTCCACCCGATACAATCGCTTTAGGGAACAGACCAATTTCTTGGTAAGTATGATTAACAGCAAGTAAAGGGATATTCTTCATAGTGAGATAAGGAGTCACCATTCGGAATAGTCCCTTTAATGCCTTCGCCCTAGACATATCTGCCACGGACTTTTCGTTAAGAGCGTCTTCTAGCTCCTTCTTACTCGCAAGGTTACCGATAGAATCAATGACGATAATAACTTTATCACCTCTGTCAATTTCATCTAGTTGGTTAACCAGGTCGAATTTTAGTTGTTCTACATCTGTGATAGGTGTATGTAATACTCTACTAGTATCAATACCGAAAGACTCGAAATATGATTGGGGTGAACCAAACTCTGAATCATAGAATAGCATGACTGCGTCTTCGTGTTCTTTCATATACGCACCTGCCATAAGTAGGGCAAATGATGTTTTAAAGTGTTTACTTGGACCAGCCAAAACTGTAAGTCCTGAAGTAAGACCACCATCCATATCACCGGATAGTGCTACATTAACCATAGGCACTATAGTAGATACCTGGTCTTTTTCTGTAAAGAAAATTGATTTTTCTAACACTTCGGTTGTCTTAATCTTTGAATTCTTCTTTAATTTATCCATTACTGACATTATCGTATTCTCCTAGACCTATCTGGTCCTAATTGCATTGAGCGTTCTTGTTTACGCCACCTAGCCTTGGCCTCTGCTTTCTTACGCTTTCTCTTAGCAGTAGGCTTTTCATAGAACTCCTTTTCTCTTACTTTCTGTAAGGTTCCAGCTCGTTCTACAGCTTTCTTAAATTTTCTGAGGGCCACATCAAATGGCATCTCCCTAGGTGGTCTTTTGTCCTTTGGATTTCTATTCTTTTTAGGACGTAAATCAATACTTGGCATATGTTCTCCGGTTTATTAAGTATATATTATAACACATTTTACTCTGATTGTAAAGTGTTTATTAGCTTTTCTTCATGTTCTTGTAAAGCTTTCTGTTTGGATAATTGCATTATCTCTCCGATAATACCAATCATCTGTTTAGATGTTAGATATTCAACTTCTGCTAGAATTTTATCATACTTACCATCTATACCGCCACTAGCTTCTCTCCACGCAAAATCCCATCCAAACTTCTCTTGGTGTGCAGTGTGTATAAGACGTTCTAGTTCAAGTTCTTTGTTTTCAACATCGTCAACTATCAGATATCTAATAACTACATCTTTGGCTCTATCCAAGTTATATTTGTCAATATATACTCTTGCACCATGTCTACCTTTTGGCGCTCTAATACCACCAGTTCGGCCGATTACATCTTTAGCTTTTCCGTTATAACCTATTGCTTTATGCACTAAATCATCACCAATAGCTTCAATATCTTTAGCAAGAGCTACTTGATAACATCCTCGGACTGCACCATCGACACCATTTTCTTTTACAAATTTGCGCCATTCGGTTGAGTTGGTACTTGGAATCCATGAGATAGGAAGCCAATCAGTTTTATTTTTAATCAATTCATTCATAATATAAGTTCCAGTTATTTATTAATAGGTATATTATACTACACTTTTCCTTATTTGTAAAGAGTTTTCTTCGACTCTTTTGCGTAAGTCTGATGTAGAAAATCTATGTTCACGTTTGTTGAAATAGAATTCAATTCCACGTTTCTGGCAAATATCTTTACCAGTAAAGTCTATGTCTCTATACTCTTCGCCCATAATCTTAACATCTATTTGATACATGCTTAGAATATCCCTTAGTTCGTCTTCGGTATTATACACAAGAATTTCGTCCACATATCTGATAGCGGCTAGTTGTGCTTGCCTCTCAACTATATTTTGGACAGGTTTATTTTTATTTGGCCGATCGACCGACGGGTCATTCTGTAATGCACAGATTAAATAATCACATGCAGTTTTTGCTTCTCTTAGCATCGCCACGTGACCTGAGTGTAACAGATCAAATGTCGAACATGTTATTCCTACTTTCATACTTGCTCCAATTCGATTCCACATTCTACTAGGAATCTTTGGCCGGATCCTTTCGCGGCCACATAATCATGATTATAATATAATTTTGTAATACCAGATTGGTATATTAACTTAGCACATTCCATACATGGCATGTGGGTACAGAACATTTCCGCACCATCACAACTTTCAGAAGATCGAGCCATTTTAGTAATAGCATTTGCTTCTGCGTGTAATACTTCTGGTTTACTTTTCATAGAAACCACCTTTGGTTTACCTGGTTCAACATAAACGTGACGTTCATTTTCAACTTCGTACTCGCACTCATTATCCCATCCAGATGGCATACCATTATAACCTATAGATATAATCCTATTATCTTTTACAATAATAGAACCTACCTGTAACCGTTTTGCGGTTGATAATTGTGCAAATCTCTCTGCACAATCCATGAAAGCTTTCTTAAACTTTCCTTTCATATATTACTACCCTTCACTTATTACGGCTTTAATGTGTTCTACATCAACAATAACTGCTGCTTTACCTTCTACATTTACGGGTAATGATTTACTCCAATCAAGAAATACTTTATTTCCTGACATAACTGTACCGAGTGCACCACCACCTACCGCTAAAACTAGCCCTGGTTTACTGCCTTTATCGATTGATTCTGTTAATATAATACCACCTGCTGTGGTTGCTTCTTTCTGTACCTCTGCTACCAGTACATTGTTTCCCAACATTTTCATATTTTTACCTATAAGATGAACCTAAGAATTTAGGCCCTTTGGTTACGAATTCGAGGCCCGACATTGAACCAACATATTCTTTGAATTTTGTATACTTTAAATGTACACGTACCTTACCTTCTATAAGA